GCGGGTATCCTGGCAACAAGGAGCGTTGCCAGTTATCCATCCACTTGGAGTTGTTTTAGTTCGCCTACCAGTAGTCCAGTACATTCGTAATGTATCTGTAATAAGGTTCATGATAGGTATCTGTTAGTTTAAAGTTGTATTATACTATGAAACAGTAACACTGTCAACCTTTCCGGTTGGGTTGATTGGGCTATTTCCTTGATACAATATTCTAAAGTATTTAAAATATGCGATATCAATGTTGTTAAAAACTACAGGTTCTGATCTTGGTAGCAGTATAGTTTGTGATGCAAGAGGTAGCGCGTGTAAGTAAGAGTTAACGCTAATAGTTGATGAAGTAGTTCCTTCTAACCATATTTTACCAATAAACCCAGTTATTGCAATTTCAAATGATAATTGTGTTGTAGGAATTGACTCGTAGAATGTAGCAGGAATAGCACTAGTATGATATACTACATTTCCCATAAAATCAATTTCACCAGTAAATGTGTTGTATAGTTTGCTAGTACGAGAGGTTGGCATAGCGTTACCTATTAGTTCTACAGTACCAACAGCACCAAATCTAGAATCTGCATATAGCATAACATCTCTATCATCTTTAGTTGCACTTACGCTATATTTTAAAAATTGGGGTGATAGATCAGCTAAATCATTTTGGGGAATAGTAACGTATGATATTCCCTTTTTCTCTAGAATAGGAGTAATATTATATGGGCTGTTTGGCAATGCGTTACCACTAGCATCCATAATGTTTAATTTAAGATTGCTTAACGTAGTTAAGTCAATTCGTTTTTGGTCTGCGTTCTTTATATCGAACTCAATGGTATTATCAATACCATTATATAGTTTCACGTTTCTTTGGTACACTGATGTAAACTCCACTGTAAATCCAGCCAGATCGATAAGAAGCTCGATCCTATTTGGGTATAAATAACTTGATATTTTTTGCATTGGCAATATCCTTTTTATATATTTATGGCAAACTTAAGAGATAACATAGAACAAAATTTACCGTTTATTAGCGTGTTAAACTACGGCAGTGATGAGTATGTTGGTATTATTATTAACCAAGATCAGTACGTTACTAGTTTTTACGATTTAAATGCGATTCAAGCAATCGAAGACAAAGCAGCGTTTTTAGAAATAGGCGAGTTATGGTGGTGGGAATCTAATCGACAGTTTCCTATATCTATATTCTGTAGAGACGAAATACAACCATTTAGCTACGCCATTAAGACCTTTAGTAGCAAAGATACTAGAGTTCTGTTAGGTCCAGTAGTTAATCTAATGAACTTATCAATCAAACGAGTTAAACGTAAGTCTGTTCAACTCGTCCGAAAAACCCGCTAATCTTCCTGACAAATTAAATTCATCTGAACAACAATTGCCATTGCATATGCAATAGCATGAGATTTGCGAAATGAATACCCGGCATCAGTGTCTGTGCTGACCCATATTTCGTTCATCACCGTAGTCCATTCTTTCCCAATCAAGTAGCGTTTCGCTGGCCTTATCATTGCTAGGACTGCAGCTAATTGTTCCACCGAAGTCGGCTGCATCTGTTTCAGAATATCTGTGTGCCCGTTTATATGAAATAACAGGTTTACAAACTCCTCTTGAAGTAAAAGTTCCCATAAAGGTTCAGTCTCCATTAACTGTAATAAATGGTCGTTATTCTTAATGTCGTTATACATATTAACATTTAAGAAATCAATTTTAAAATATCCCCTGTGTTCGGCATCTTTGTAATCAACTGTGCTTATTCCATTAACTGGATTGTAAGGAATTGATTGACAATAAACACCAGTGTTGTGTTTTTTAAAAGAATTTTCGTTAGTAATAGCTGCCGAGATATGCGGTAAGTGCGATAGTGCTAACGTTCTGTTTGCAAAATCTATATCAATATCTGGCATATGTAATAAACCTCCAGCGGTTAAAATGGCTTAACTCAACCAAATTATTTATGCTCATATATTGCTCTCACTGACAATAGTTTTTACAAAACTTACATCCTCCGGACGTTGCCTAAACTTACTAAACCAAAATGGAATATCTAGTACTGCACTTACTGCTGCAAGTTGATCATCGTTAAATTTTTTAATCATTAATTTTCCAGAATTTGAATTTAATACTATCCACGGACTTATCTTGCCGTCTTTAATATCATACGCTGCTCTACTTACACTTACATATAGAAAGTATTGATTCCAATTAGCATTGTGTGCATCACCCCATGTTATCATGTGCTCGATACTTCTTTCTAATGCAGTGTCGACTGATTCGGTTTTTATTAAGTCAACAACATATTTGTCGTATAAGTCGTCTCTGCACCAGTGATCAAGTTTAGCACCACTATCTACTACAAAGTTTATAAATTTATCAGGATACAACGGTTTAACATTATTAACAAAACTTCCAAACTTAACAAATGCATTATAAAACGGGCTCTTGCAAAATTCATCATATGTTTTTACACCATGAAAGTTTTGTGTCTTCTTATAAAATATATTGTATGTTTCAAAACCTAATACTACATGTTTTTCTGTTTGAGCTTGTGCTCTTCTCTTCTGCTCACAAACATGTACTACAAGGGTACTTTCTCTTGCATATTTACTTTTGCAATACTGGCATTGAAATGGTTTAGAAGGTTCATTCATTATTTTAATTTCTTTTTAATATCTTTATCTTCAAGTCCGCATTGTTTAGCAAGTGCTGTTATCTCTTTATCTGTAGTTAGTTCTGCTAACATTTCAACTTCTTTCATTTTCATATCAGGATACAACTCTGCTAAAAAGTTTATCTTCTTAGTATTTGCACCTTCTTTTTTCTTAAATCCAATCCATTCATGGAAAAATGTTTTGTTACCATTGTAACTGCATAAACAAAGAAGTTGCCATAATAGTTTTGGATGATGTTGTAAACTAAACCAATTTTTATTATAGTATTCGTTTACTGCTATTACAAAATGTTCTTGTATTTCACGAGGTTGTTTTTTTACATTGCTAATATACCGATTTAGGATAAAGAATTCGCCTTTGAGACCTTTTTGATTTTCTTCTCCCATTGCATCCCATAAGTCCATAACACCCATATCAACGGCTTTTATTTTATCAGCTAACTTTAGTTTTTCTTCTGGTCCGTCCATAATAATCCTTATAGTAGTTTGTCTAAATGTATTAATTCGCTTTGTCTTGATACTTCCTTTACAAAGTACACGCACTTAGGTCCTGTACAATTTTGTAACGGTGTTGTTAATAAATGCCCTGGTTTCATTTTAGGAAAGTACCATTTAACATCATTATAAAAATTTACAATTTCAATCTTTTCAAACTCTATTCTAAAATCAGATATTGGATTAAACACTAGTGCATTAAACCCTCTGTCATTTAGACTTGTTAACGGCAATATTTCTATCTGTGTTGCAGTAGTACTATCGCCAACTGCAATACACCAATCAATTGGCATAGTAACTTCGTGATTGCCAATACGTAACACCATTGCGGGTGCATTAAACGATTCTAGATATATTAGTGGCATAAAGAAGAAATCTGGATCTTGCGGATTACTATTATCTAATATACCAAATTGCATGTTATCATCTACTTCGTCAGGTAGGTTATTTAATGAAAACGACGTGTTGTGTACAGTTAATATATTCATTTCCAATCTACCTTATTAATTTCAAATTTATATTGTGCGTCTTTGTAAAATTTCTTTCTTTCTGCAAGATGTTTCTTAGCATACTTACACGTACTAGTAATATCATATATTTGCACAAAATCTTTATCATGTGCTTTCCTAATTCCTCTACCAATACTTTGTATAACCCGTGTAAAACTTTTACCGGATTCCAATAATACTAAATTAAAAATTCTAGGTATATTAATACCAACAGCCGCTACACCATATGTTGCTACGATAATCTTATTTGTTGATGTTTTAATTTCGTCGTATTCTGTTTTTCTATCTTTTGTTTTTACATTACCCGATACAAACACCGCATCTTCAATTTCATTTGCAATAAAGTTACCGCTTTCAATACGGCCGACTAACACTAATGTATTACCTGTTTCTGCAATAGTTTTAATAGTGCTACTAATAAACCGCATTCTATCTTCATCAGTAACTTGATACGTTATTTCATCCGCATATGCCCTAAACTCGCGTAAGTCAATTAACTGCATTACCTTTACATGGCAATTTGATAACACACCTGCTTCTTGTAACTCATGTGCTTTGATACCACCTACTACTGGTCCAATACTTGCAAATATTTGTTCGTATTCAAACTTTTCTTTTGGTATTGTACCTGTTAACCCCCAACGTATCGGTGCGTTACATAAGTTGTGTGTAAGTAAATTTTTCAATACATCTGCTTTTGCCATGTGTACTTCGTCAACAATTACCGCAGTTACACCATCTAAAAATTCAGCTAGTGATATAATATCGTGTTCGTGATTTTTACTTTTCTTATCTAAAATATTTAAACTTTGCCATGTGCATATCGTATGTGTTTTGTTTATATCTTTCTTATCGCCATAGTACATGCCAACGTCTAACCCGACACTTACAAAATCTTCACAAGTTTGTTCTACTAAACTCTTGTTTGGAACAATAACAATAGTTCGTCCGTACGGTTCGCATATATGTGCTAGTGTTGCAGTTGTAATTGTTTTACCTGCGCCAGTTGCAATTTCTTGTAATGCTTGTGTTTGCTGTAAAAATTTATTAACCGCGTCTACTTGATAGTCACGCAACATTATAGGTTGCCCGGCTAGCGCATGACCTTCCGGCCATACCTTACCTTGATCTGCCCAATATGTTTCTGTAACTGGTATAAAATCTAATTTATAATGACTTCGTAAATCTTCTATTTCAGATATCTCAACACCGTTTTTATTCAGTATACCCAAGATAGCTTCTAAATTATTTAAATATCCTGTACCGCCTAATCCAAATAAACTTACAGTACCGTCCCATCTGCCTAACTTAAATGCAGGCTGATATCTAGCATACGGTACTTCAAATTTAAATGCGTTTGCTAATTTTTTTCTTACATCTAATGGTAAATGATCAAACTTAATATTGACTTCGTCTTTTATAACTAATTTGACTCCCATATGTTCCTCGTTTCGATTAATGGTTCTGTTGGTGTATATGTGATAATTAAGTCACTACATTTTGCATATACAGCCGTTTTACTTTGTCGTAAATTATTTTTAATGCACAGCACGCTCATAGGTTTCCATGTTGTTTTAAGAAAGAACTTAGGTAATTTACCACCAAGTACGCCTGCAACAGATGTTGAGTTGTCTAACATAATATTATACTTTCTATTTGCAATAGCGTCATTAAATATCTTACCATCTGGTGTATTATCTAATCTAAAGTAAATCCCAACACCGTTGGTAATGTTATTATCAGTTAGTGCAGATGCTAATTCATTAAATTGTGTAATTGTAGATAATGGTGTGGTCTGATCAAATACTACTAACATTGGTAATCTTTTTAACTCAATTAGAGATTTAACAATATCAGTTAACGTATGCATATTACTATTAATCCATATTTTTGTATTAGTACGATTAGCAATAGTTTCTGTTAATGTATTGTTGTTACATGCAACCGTATTAGTGTACTGGAATCGATGTTTACGGTCTTTAATTAATAAATTGTTTAGATCAATGTTATCGCCTAAGTCATTAGTAAATACTTCCTTAAACATAGGAAATTCAATATTATCAATTAAAAATTGACTGTCAACATTTGCTTTATCCCACGACACAATTGTATTGTAGTGTTCACGTAATTCGGGGTCAACATTAAAGTTATATTGTTCTAAGTTTTTCATTACAGTATATAAGTTACGTTCTGTATAGTCTACAATATAAAAAGAACCAGATTTGACTTGATGGATTACAGATGATAACGGTTTTAAATGGTTGCGGATAGTAGATGAGAATGTAAATTCAATTGCAATCACACCTGTGTAGTTATCGCGTAACCCGTGGTATAGAGGTATTTGATTTGAGCCAGCCGGAATATGATATATCTTTTTAACATCCGGAAGTACACGAAATGGGTTGTTCCATAATGGAGTTTCAATATACTCTTTATAGTCAGGATTAGCCAGTAACATAAATGGCGCATATAGTTGATTATTTAAAATAGCAAGTAATAGTAAACCTTGCTTTTCAGTAATATATGTATCGGATGTCATTGCACTGTGTAAGCTTCGCAATGTTTTATTGTCTCTTGATGAGAATGGAGGAGGAGTTGTCATTGCTTCAAGAAATACAAAATAAAGCAAATTGTCAATTGTGTTCATGTGTTATACACCTTATAGTAATGACGGGCACTAAGCCCGTCACAATGTTTAATTAAATAGTTGCGTCTTCCATACCTGCACATCTTAATCGTATAATATTACTTAATGCATACGATTTTTGATCTAAGGCTTTTGTAATGCCCAACCATTGGTTTCTTAGTAACGCAAATTCATTAATGATCTTTTCATATTCGATTACATCATCTTCGCCTTCAACAAATTTTTCACAATCGCGACTGCTTAATGCTCTTGCGTATGTTTCTAAATATTTTCTAAAGTGATAACTCTTTAATCGTTTAAGTTCAATATTAAGGAACTCTAGGATAGCTTCAATTTCTTGAAGCTGATTGTACCGATGTTCTACTATGCCTGGCATTGCTGCAGACGCTTTTTCTACATTTCCTATTATTTTACACTCTTGTTTAGCACTTGTCAACTCTGTTTGAAAATGCAAAATGCCATCGTGTAAACGTGTTATGTCATTAGCTATTGTAGAATACCAACTCATTAAAACTCCAAATCTGCATAATCGTCATCATCGTCGCTGTTATCTTCTAAGTAATAAGTAACAGCCTGATCTAAAACAGGATCAACGCCAGTAGTACCTTGGAATGTACGATCACTAACACCAAAATCTGCTAGTAATTCAATATATCGTTCGGCAGCAATCTCTGCTTGTTTTTTATCAATATAATCTGCAAATAACAACCATACATCAGCAATTTGTGTTTCATTCAACATTTTCGTCCTCCGTGACGTTTTCATCATCAATGATATCTTCAAATACTACTGGTTCGTCAGTAAACTCATTCATTACTCTTTCAAGAGCGCCGTTAGTATTACTTTCCCATTCCTTACGGTATAGTTTAATTTCAGTACCGTCAGTAGCCACGTATTTAAGTCTATTACCATCTTTTTTTAAAATGTTCTTTTTTTCAAATAAGTCAACTAATCCACTAAATGGGTTCATACCTGTAGTATATGGAATTTTAATTTGTAAAGTTTCAAATGGTTTAGCATATCGTGTTTTCATAATCTTACAAGAGGCACGAATACCATTTACTTCACTAACTTTGTTACCGTCTTCGTCTTCTTTTAGTTTAAGTTTTTTCATTGCTACTACAATGCTTGATGCATAAACAAATCCTTGACCACCTGATATTTTATCATCTGGATCAAACATATCTTGACTTGCATACGTATGATTAGTACACACTAATCCAACGTTGTGACTACCAAACATATTAACACAATTACGAACAAGTGCAGTAAGTGCTTTAGGTTTACGACCCATGTCGCCTTTTAAATCGCCTGCTTCAAATTGATTAATATCAGTCGGGGTTAATAACATACCTAATGAATCTACTACAAACAATACTTTTGGTTTGTCTTCCATTGCTTTGTATTCTTTTATAAACTCACTAATAGTTTTAGCCACGTCATCAATCATAGCCATATTAAGTTTAAGAAGTTTTTCTTCGCTAGTGTCTACATCTAATGCTCGTAACCACGCTTCGTCTAGTGCATTTTCTGAATCAATCAATACTACGTATATGTCTTGTGCTTGCGCGTGTTTAATAATGTTACCTGAACAAATATAACTTTTGCCTGCACCTGATTCTCCTGCAAATACAGTTACTTTGCCTAGTGGAATACCTTTGTTGAAATCTGAACTAATAAGATAGTTCAATGCGTAATTGCCAGTGCTTACCCAATCTGTAGGGTCGTTAAAACCTACACCTAAGCCTTCGATACTTTTTGTTAATGATTTTCTAAATTTTGTCAAATCAAACGGTTTTGCCATTGCTAATTCTCCATACTAGGTAAACGTAGCAAGCCCTCTTGCTACGTTAAGCTTCACACTTGTTATTAGCCGCGATTACGAATTCTTGCTAAAATATCATTAGCACGTGAATCGCTTGATGCTTCGGCTACTGCAGGTGCAGGTGGAGTAAATGCATTAACAATGCCGGCTGGTTCGTCCCATGGAGCGTCTTCTTCAACTGTATGTACTACTGGCGCAACTACTGGTGCTACTGTAGCAGTAGGTGCCGGTGCTGCATTTTCGTCAAACTGTACGCCATATGGTCTAAAGTATTTGCCCCAACGTTCGATGTCATAAGCTTCGCCATTTACCGATGCTTCAAACATTTCTAACATAACTTTAAGTTCAACTTCGTTAGGTTTTTTAGGTAAGTAATCTGCTAAGTTAGGTAAGCTAAATTTATCAATTGCAGCTCTTTCTTCTTCACTTAGTGGGCGTGTATTTCTTTTCCAGGTTGATGTTGAGTAGTCGGCAAACCCGCCTTTGCTACCAACACGTAATGTAAAGTCAAAACCGTGTACATAGTCTGTAGGTAATTCTGTATATTCTTCATCAGTTAATGCTGCGTGAATAAGTTTGTTAATTTGTGGTCCAATAATAAATCTACGGATTGAATTTTCAGGTGGTTCTTTTTCGTCTAAACCATCTTTAGATACAAAGCCATGATAAATGAAACTACGTTTTTTCCAGTATTTACGACCCATGTCTTCTAATGAAGGATCTTTAAACCAAGGACGCACTTCTGAAAGAATTGGGCATATTGAACCGTCGTTATACATTTCAACGCATGGAACATTTACTGTTACTGCTTTGTTGTCTGTTTGACCTTTGATACCTGCGAAAGGTAGTTTGATTACGTTACGTTCAACCCAGAAAAAAGTGTTATCTGGATTACCGTCTGGTAGGAATCTAAAAGTTGCTTCACCGCCTGCTTTAATAGTCCAGAAAGGATAAATTGATTTATCACCGCCTGTGTTACTATCTGTAGTACGTGTTTCTGCCGCTTTTAATTTTGCTCTGATTTCTGCTAGTGTTGCCATTTTAATATCCTATGTGTTTTGAATTTAACACACAGATTTTACTCTGTGTGTTATATAGCCTATGTGTTTTATTACTAATATTTTTTGTGTTTTATACTTTAATATATAATGCCTTACTGTTAAAGTATGTGCGTATTATATACTCTATTATTTATATGAGCAAGTGAAATCTTTCACTTTTTCATATTCTTTTTACCATTTTGCTAATTGTACTATTCTAGCTAAACTATCTTCATTTTTAAACGAAACTGATTCATGCATACCTGGCTCACCTGGGAGAGGATTGCGGAACATAGCTGGAGTATTTGGATCGTTTTGATCCCATCCACCAGACGGTTGTGCTGCAGATGCTGCTGTTTGTTGTGTTACTGTTCCTGGAAACACTGTTACACCTTCTGGTTTTTCCGGAGGTGGTGCTTGTTGGCTTTGGAATGCAGGAGTAATTGCTGCTGCCCCTGCTGGAGCTGGTGCTGCCCTTGCTGGAGCTGGTGCTGCTGGAGCTGCTGGAGCTGCTGGAGCTGGTGCTGCTGGAGCTGCTGGTTGCGCTACTGCTGCATCGCGTTTATCTGATTTTGCTTGCCAATCTATTGCTTGTTGTGTTTTAGGCCCCATAACGCCGTCTGCTTTAATTGGATAACCTTTAGCAATTAAATCCTGTTGTATTTTTAATACAGCAGGATCTGACTTAGCTTGTGCCGGTGCTGCAGGTTTAGCTGCGGTACCTTGTGCTGGAGGAGGTGCAGGTTTAGCTGCGGTACCTTGTGCTGGAGGAGGTGCAGGTTTAGCTGCGGTACCTTGTGCTGGAGGAGGTGTAGTTGGGTTAGCTCCGCTGAATCCTTTTGCAAAATCTGTTGCTGCACCTCCTACTGCATCACCAACTGCTCCTGCTGCATTGCTTACTGCATTTACTGCAGCACCAGGAATAGAAGATACGCCGTGCCATACATTACCAAGTGCTTTACCAGCATTTTGCATAGACCAATCTGTGTTTGGTGCAGCCGGTGCTTGTGCAGCTTCGTGCATTGCTAGCTTTTCGTTTAATTGGTTGACTCTAAATAAGAGTGCGTTTTCTGTAATTTTTTTCATTATTGTCCTCTTGCTAGTTGAATGATTCTAGCTAAACTGTCATCTTGGTTAAATGTTACGTGTTCGTTAAGTTCTGGTTGCCGATCAAAATCACCCTGTGTGTTATCAAACGGTGCAGGAGGAGCAGTTGATTGGTCCATATCTGCTCTTAATTCGTCATACCCTGTAATTTTATCTTGTGTAGATTGTGTTTGATTTTCCCAATCAATAGCTTGCTGTGTTTTAGGACCTAAAATGCCATCAGCTTTAACTGGGTAACCTTTAGCTTGCAATTCATATTGTATTTTTTGTACAGCAGGATCAAACTTAGCACTAGGTGCTTTTGGTTGACCCGCAGGATGCGGTTTAGCTGCTGCAGGATGATCTTGTGCATAACTAGTATCTGACGGTTGAAACTCATGTGGGGCTGCATCTAGGTGCGGTAACTCGTACGATCCTGCAGCAGATAAGTCTGGATATTGTTCAGGATTAACTAATCCTAAGTGCGGATAGTTTTCTGGATGATCTTCTGGATGGTCTGCAAAATCACCATGTGCTGCGCGGTTAAGTGCAGTACCTACGCCTTGCCCGACTGCACTAATACTACGGCCAATATCTTTTGCAACAGGAATGCCTTTTTTGAGAGGGTCGCCTATACTATGTCCAATACCGGATGCTAAATCGCCAACTGCATTGTTAACATTATCTTTACCTTGATTCATATAATCGCTAAAATTTTGCATAGGATCGTCTGTTGCGCCAATTGCATCAGGAGCATCTCCAAATGCATCTTGGCGTGTATTGGCATTAAACCCGCCTTCAATTATTGCTAGTTTCTCCCGCAATAATTTAACGGAATTTAGAAGAGCGGTTTCTGTAATTTTTTTCATAATTGTTTCTCATAGTTTTACGTACTTTATGTTTATCTATACTATCAAAGTGTCTTCTTCCGCCAAATCCTTGCAACTCGCCTACTAACTCATCGTTGTTTGGTTCTGGTTGTTGAACACCTGCTAATCTTAATACATCATGTTGTTCACGATCACTTTCACTAGGATCTAATTGATCAACTTTGTGTAATACGTGTTTAACATCTTCCGGTGTTGCATTGCTATACTCGCCATCTTTAAAACCTTTGACAATTTTAGTTTTAACTCTAGTACCGCCGATTGTAAAGTTTCTTTCTTCTTTATTCCAAAAACCTGCAATTGATTTTAAAATTTGATCAATACCTGATTCGTGTTCGTCTTCCGGAGCTTCTTCTTCCATATCACATTCGCCAAATCCAGTTTCACATGGAGTTAACCCACTTTCTCTAAGTGCATCACGAATAGTCATACCTTCTGCAAACATTGTTTCTAATGTTGCACCAGATGCTTTAGCTTTGATAAACTTAGCTTTGATTTTAGATTTCTTATGCATTGCGCCTTCTTGCATAGGCGGAGCTGGAGGTGCACCTGCTGCGGCTGGAGCTGGAGGCATAGCACCTTCTTCACCCGGAGCCGGAGGCATAGCACCTTCTTCACCTGGTGGGACTTCTGGAGGCATCTCACTACCTTCTGGAGGCATCTCACCACCTTCTGGAGGCATCTCACCAGCCATGTCAGGAGGCATACCGCCCATACCGCCCAACCCGCCCATACCGCCGCCCATATCAGGTGCGCCTTCAGGTCCTGGAGGTAGTGGAGCTGCTGGTCCTGGGGGCGTTGCTGCATTTGCAGCAGGTGCTAAATCTTGACCACCAATGTCACCGTCGCCGTATTTTAATTGAACTGCTACACCTGGATCAGTATGTGTTACATATTGTTGAATTAACGGACGTACATCTAAGTCCGGGTCAATGTCTCTAAGTGCATCTAAAAAATCAGGATCGTCAATTAATCCAGCTAGACTTTGGATAGCATTAATTCCGTCAGGGCCACCGCGTAATTCTTTTTCAAGAATTTTGTTTAGTTTGTCTATAGCAACTTTTTGAGAATGTTTATTTGGACTAAACAATTCGTCTTTGTCTTCTAGCATAATACGATTAATAAAAGATTCAAACGCTACTTCTGGATCAAAGCTTTCTTTCTTATGGCTTTTATATCCTTTGTTTTTCATTGAATGCGCCAACGCCCAAGGATTATCAATTTCCTTGTGTTTCTTCATTGCTTTAACTGTACCTTCCCATCCTTCGGGTGCTTTCTCATCTAAGAAGTAATCTGAAGATAATTCACATACTGGTAATTCACTTTCGTCTATGATGTTGTACAAGAACGGAAATACAGTTTTCATTTCTTCATTAAATGTACGTACAGTTAGTCGTTCAATCCAGTCATTCATTATATTTTCTGGAATTACTTTATCTTCGTGTTCAGTAAATGATTCTGCAAATTGTTGATAGTATGCAGGGCGTTGCAATCCGTGTATTTCTTTTTTAACTTCTTCAATGCGTTCAATTACCCGATCTGTAACTTCGCCCATTGCTTCTGACAATTGCGATTGACGATTTACATATCCTTTAAATTTACGCAAACTTGCTAATTCTTCACTAAGTTTAGTTATATGTTTGCCAATTGCATCATATGGGTTACCACCGTGTTTAACATGTTCTGCTAATGCACGAGCACCTGGTAAATGTTTATACGGGTATTTAAATCTTTCACCATCTGAATTTTCTACGTATATACATTCAATATGCATAGTACGCCCTGCTGCTAGCTCTGGGTTAATAGGTTGAGTGTGTTTAACTATTAAACGAGCTTCACCTAAGTCTTGGTAACTTATTCTAGAAGTTCCAAACATTTTACTTTCCATCATTGGTTGTTCCTTGGGTTTTGCTTGAAACTGATAGTCTCGTTTGTCTAAGTTGCTCTTTCCGATATTTTGTACATCAAAATTTAATAATCGATTTTTAGCAAATTGTCTAAATGATCTTATAAATTTAAATGCGTTGTGATGTGTAGTGCCAGAGTTGTCATCAACTAAATCTCCACTAACTTGTACCACAATACCGTCATCTAAGTCTAAAGTAATAGTAATAGTACCAAGTGGTTCGCCGTCTTCTGTATATTGAAACTCAAAAAATCTAGCACGGGGTATATCAACTTTTTTACTTAATACTTCTGCGTTTTCGTCACCCATTTTAATATTTGGGAAACGGGTTTGTATTTTACCATAAAGGTCTAAAGCGATTTTATCTAAGTTATTGTCCATGTTTATATTTATCACATATTAGAGGAAACAAATATTGGTAGAGGTGCTTCCCAGTCCTCAAATCGTTCTTCAATTCGCATTCTTTCAAACACCATTGGATCCCATTCTGCTAGTATATCAATCATTCTTACTACTAGTAATAATGCTGCTACTAAATCATCATGCTGTCCTGGTTTACCTTTAAAACTAATGCCGTGTGCAATAAAAGATTTTAATTCAGTAATTAACGGTTTGCTATTAATAACCATTTTATCTTCTTCAACAAAATATTTTAATTTTGAACATGCAGCAATTTTATTATTAAAGGTTGTATTAAATCCTTTGCGGAATTTACGAACATGCCCCTTTCTGCCCGGTTCACTTACAAATAATCCCGGAAATGTGTCTTCTCCTAAATTTTCAATTACTACTAGTGCGCTCTCACCAACTGTGTTATTTTCTACAGACCAATATATAGCGTTGTACTGATCCTGCCCTAATTCGTCTTGTATATACAATAATACATCTCTAAGTAGTTTTACCTGTCCCTGAATTGGTGTTATATTATGGTGCCACTCTGCTACTTGTACCATTGACGGTAATTCAAATACTGTTATTGCAGAAAAGTCACCGCCAGTGCCTAAACTAGGATCTAACGCAATTAAATATAAATTACCTGCAGTAGGTGCTTTATACCATCGCACTTGCCCCATTTTCATCATAGGTTCTTTACCATACAGCTCAACTAACTTCAAACTGTTTATAAGAGTTTCGTCGTATACTAAAAATTCGCAATTTTTGATTAGAACGTTATTTGCATAATACCTGTGATTCTGTTCAACATTAAACAGATCGTATACTGGTTCTTCATCTAACAGCCACTTAACAGACACGACATTATCAAGTTTGCCATTAACTAAAATTTTTTGTTTAGG